AAGGATTTAAACCTTTTGCTGGCATTGGTGTAATTGAAGAAGAAGTTCAAATTTTAAAGTTTACATTAGAAGATGGAAATTTTATAGAGGTTTCTACTGATCACGTTTTTATTATAAATGGAAATGAAGAACCCGCAAAATATCTTTTAGAAGGCGACGTTTTAGAAACAAAAAATGGTCTAAAAGAAATTGTTAAAGTTGAATTAAATAAGAAAAAAGAAAAAGTTTATACTTTACTTGAAGTTGAATCTTCGGATAATTCTTATTATACAAATGATATTGTAAGTAAAAATTGTAAATTCCTTGGAAGTCAATCTACTCTTATTGATTCCGATGTTCTTGAAAGAATTGAATTTAGAGAACCAGTCGCAACAAAGTGGAACGGATTGTTGTCTATTTTCAAACAACCAGTCCCCGGTGGAGAGTATGTTCTTGGGGTTGATACTTCAAAGGGAACAGGTAGAGATTATTCGGTTATTCAAGTTCTTAGGATTAAGAATGAACTTGAAGTTGAGCAAGTAGCTATTTACAGAAGTAATGAAATTAGACCACATGAGTTTTCACAGGTATGTGTCTCAGTAGCTAAATATTATAACAATGCTCATATGATGGTTGAAAATAATGACATTGGACAAACTGTGGCAGACTCTGTTTGGCACGAATTTGAATACGAAGAATTGATCAATGCGGACCCTAAAGGATTAGGAGTTCGTAGTACAAAGAAGACAAAGCTCAAAGCAAATATGCTAATAAAAGAATATCTTGAAAAGGATAGATTGACAATTTACGATGAGCGAACACTTTATGAAATAAGCAGATATGAAGAGGTCAGACCAAATGTTTTTGCCGCTGGAAGACACGAACACGACGACTGTGTAACTTCTTTACTTTGGGCACTTTATTTCCTTGTTACTGATGATTTTGAAGGGAGAAATTACGACACAAAGGCAATTGAGGATGATTATGATGTTCAGCATGGTGACTGGGAGAATGAAGAAGTAGCTGCTGAAAACAAAGAAGGTGAGCAAGGAGACCCAAGATTTATGCCTTCAGTAGTTTTTGATGATGATTTAACGTAAGTAAAAGTATAAATACAAGTGAAGGATTATAAATACTTTGGAGGTATAGATGGCAACATTTAGAAACGCAGGTAAAGCAAATATAGTTATTGCCCCTGTTATAGAAGAAATTAAGGCTGAAGAATTGAATGAAGAGCCAGTAGTTGTTGAAGTTACTCAGCTAAATGAAAAAGAACTAAATAAGAGAAGTAAGAGAACTTCTAATAAAGATAATCAATTCGGAGGTAAATAATGGCTAGAGTATTTTCAACTCCTGGTGTATATAAAAGGGAAATCGACCTTTCTGAAATTTTGGTAGCAACTGGAATTTCTAATGGTGGTATTGTTGTTAGGGCTAAGAAAGGCCCTGTGAACAGACCGGTTCTTATTGCGAATGATAAGGAATATATTGAAACTTTTGGTGAACCAATTTTTACAAGCGGTATAGCTTCCGCTGCACCAAATAGTTCTCAAAATCTCATTCCCGAATATGGATATGGAGCATATGCCTCTTTGGAATTTTTGAAAGAATCTTCAACACTTTATGTTGTTAGAGGATTTGACGATACTGATAAGTATGCTAATCAAGACGTTACTGTAGCAGCTAGTGATTTAACATTCTCTGTTAGTGGTACTGGAATTTCCGGTAGTGCTTGGGTCGCTGGTGATAGACTTGATTCTGATGATTATATAAGCATCCTTGAAAGTCAGGCTGTTGCTGGTGGAGCTTCTTATTTTAATATCGCCGGTGTTGGTCCTGGTACTGACGGAAACGATGTTGCTGTAACAATCGAACCATTTAGTCTTTCTGCTGATTGGAGATTTACTTATGACGAATATCCAACCTCAGCCGAAGCCGCTTCAGCAACCTCTGCACTTACAACCGGAGATATGGCAGCATGGTATCCTATCGCAAGTAAAGTTGCAAAGATTAACGTATACGTAAAATCAACAACTAACTGGGATGATTTATATAGAAATAATACAGATAGAACAGATGGAAAACTTTTTATGTCTCCAGTAGAAACATTTTATGGTTCTTTGGATGAGAATTTGCTTGATGGTAATAAAAGTAATTTGTTTATTGAAAAAGTTATAAACGGAAATTCTCAATACGTTTACGTCAAGAAAGGAAGCTCATTAACATCCAATTGGCCAATATTAGCAGATGCTAGCTTTGGTGTTCTACCATATGGATTAACTTCTGGTGGTGAAGAATACGTAAAATATGCATCAAGTGCTACGGCTCAAGGTTCTAATAATAGATTGATTACTCTTGTTGGTGGAGCAAGCACTTCTAAGGTTGACCCAAATGGAACAGGAGACTTTGCTTCTTGGAAGATTTTTGAAGACAGAGAAAATGTCCAGGTTGGAATCCTTATAGGAACGTCTAACAATTCATCAGTCAAACAAGAAATGGGAAGAATAGCCGCAACAAGAGCTGACTGTATCGCAACGGTTCAAGCCGCAACTATCGATGATGATACAACAACTGAAGTTACTAGTAAAGAAATTTATGGTTACAGAACTCCTTCTTATGTTGCTATCTATGGTGGATACTCAAAGGTATACGACCAGTATAACGATAAGTTTGTTTACTTGCCTAACTCTATCATCGGAGCCGCTTTGATGGCGAGAGTTGACAACATTGCAAACCCTTGGGACGCTCCTGCTGGTATCAACAGAGCTGTTATGTCTGTTCTTGACCAAAGAAAGATTTTTACCTTTGATGAAATTGGTAAGCTTTACGATAGAAATATTAACGTGCCTAGATTTATCAGAGGAACGGGTCATGTAATGTGGGGCCAGAAGACAGCTCAGTTGAAAGCTTCTGCTCTTGATAGAATTAATGTTAGAAGAAACCTTCTTTACATTGAGAACAACATTGAGATTGCATTGCTTCCATTCGCCTTTGAGAACAATACAGCAAAGACAAGATTGAGAGTCTTCAGTTTGGTAGACGAGTTCTTGGCAGGAGTTCAGGCTAGTGGTGGATTGACAGCATATCAGGTTGTTGTAGACGAGACTAATAACACCCGTGATGTTGTTGATTCAAATAGATTGAATGTGGATATTTATGTACAGCCATCAAGGACAATTGAATTTATTCAACTCAGCACAATTATAACTCGTACGGGAATTTCATTTGAAGAGGTGAGGATAGCAACAGCATAAATATAAGTAATTAAAATCTGGGACAGCGTAGGCATACGTTTTCCCGAAACCCTATTCAAAGCAGGGGATTACCAGATTTTAAATTTTTTAACCTGAATAGGAGGTAGAAGGATGTCATTACCATTAAATAAGAAAATTTTTGTTGATGTGTCTAAAAAAAGCCATTCATTTAAATTTGATTATTCTAAAGTTGAATATAAAAATGCTAGAACTAAAGTTTGTATAATTTGTGTAGATCATGGTAATTTTTGGCAAAGAGCAGATTATCATATGAAAGGTGGAGATTGTCCAGTTTGTGGAAAAATTAAAGGTATTAATAAGTTAAAACTTCAAACAGAAGGTTTTAAAAATAAAGCCTTTAAAATTCATAAAAATGTTTATGATTATTCTTTATCAAAATGCCAATCTAGTAGAAGTATAGTAAAAATAATTTGTAAAATTCATGGGGAGTTTGAACAATCTGTACACAATCATTTACAGGGTTCTGGTTGTCCAAGATGTCAATGTTTAGCTTTTTCAAGTGGTGAATTAAGAATAAAAAATTGGTTAAATGAAAATAAAATTTTTTATGTAAGACAAAAGAAATTTGATGGTTGTAAAAATAAAAGAAAATTATCATTTGATTTTTATTTACCAGAAATTAATACTTGTATAGAGTATGACGGAAAGCAACATTTTGATAAAAATAGTAAATTTTATTCTGATGTATTATTAAAAAATGATAATAGAAAGAATAAATATTGTTTAGAGAATAAAATAAGATTAATTAGAATATCTTTTTATAATTTTTCAAAAATAGAGAAGATATTAAAAAATAAAATAGAGGAGGTAAATTTTGAGCAACTTTACAATTGAGGGTAGAGCAAAAAAATTGGAAGATATTCAGCGTAATTGGATGTGGGAACTGTTAATACCAGCAATTTCTGATGTAACAAATGGGATCATGGGAGATGTTGAGGATTTAATTATTCGTGCAAGAACTGCGTCAAT